GCCGCTGACCGTCGCGTACAGCGGGGTGCCCGGCGACAGCGGATTGCCTTCCCACTGTCGCGTGCCGGCGTCATAAAAGAGTTGGATCGAGGTATCGGCGGCGGCCATCGGCAGCCGGGCGATGACGGTGCCGCCGTTGCCGTCGGTTAGGGCGAGGCGCCCAGAGGCGGCGAGCGTGCCGACGCTGGCCGTGATCCAGCGGAGATAGATCCGCTCGTCGGCGGCCGGCGTCACGACCGGACCGTTGGCGCTGACCGCGCCGCGAAAGACGAACACGCCTCGGGCCATCGGGATCCTCTCAGGTGTCGTGCGAATAGCGGTACTGGTACGGCGCCGGCCGGTCCCGCCGGAACCCGGTCAGCGACGCGACGACGGGTTCAAAGATCGTGGTCGCGAGCGCGGTGTACTGCGCGACGTCGTCATCAAGGCCGGTGCGGATCATCTGCACGGCAAACGTCGCGAGCGGCGTCAAGCACAGATCGGCGTAGGCGACCGGGTCTGCCACCGTGACATCCGCCTGCTGCTGCAGGCCGTACCAGCGCACGCTATAGGCGTTGTCTGGATACGGTGCCCAATAGAGCAGCCGGCCGTTCGTATACGCCTGCCACGGGCGCCCGCCGCCGCCATTCGAGCCGCCGACGAGCGACGGCGCGACGGCGCCGGTCCCCGCGTGCCCGCCCGTCTCGCGAATCAGATCGATCGGCGACATCGGACGGCCTGTCTGCAGATCGAGCAGATACAACCGATCGAGCCGGATCACGCCAATCGGAAACGTGGTTGTTTCCTGCCCGGCCGTCGTCGTGATCGTCCCCGAGGTGTCGCCGTGGATTTCCGGATGTAGCGCGAACACACTTTCGAGGTAGTCCTGCGCCATGTTCGCGGCGGTGAGCGCCGTCGCGACATCCTTGCCTCCCGGTGCGATCTGCAACTCGGGAAACAGGACTTTCATCCGATCGAGGACCGCTTGCCCGGTCGCCACGCGTTACTTCTTCGGGTTGCGATACGGCGTGTGCGTCTTCTCGTCCTTGTCGTCGTCGTCCTTGTCCTTCTTGTCGGCCACGACCTCGGCATCGTGGACGTGCCGCTCCACAGCCGCGGCCTGGCGACGCCCCTCCTCGTGCAGGCGCCGCGCCTCCTCGGGCGTGTGTGCGGTGCCGACGGGCGGGACGTGACCGACGTGATCGGGGACAAACATGGCGGGCGCCAGCTTGACGTGCCCGGTCGCGTCCACGACCTCGTGCGCGGGGATGACATGCCCCGCGATGATGTGCCCGGCGGCATCATGGTGGGGCTGATAGGCGGGGATCTGATCCATGAGGCGCTGGACACAGACGGCGCCGTCGGTGCCGACGCCGAGTTGCAGGATGAGTTCTTCGGGCGTGATCATGGGGGTTACTCCGCGTGATGGTCACTGAATTTGGAGCCATTCGAATGGCCGCGCATTGAAATCTGGATGCGCGCATGGTCGACGACGTCGCCGGCGACGTCACGGACGTATTGCTGGCGGTCGCGTTGCGCGCGATCGTAGTCGCGCCGCACTTCCTCGACGATGCGATCGAAATACAACCGCCCACTCCCCCACTTGCGCGGCGAGCGGTCGTAAACCTTGGCGAGCGTCCGCGCGTCGAGTGGGAGATACGCCCCCGAAGGGTGCGCCTGCACCGGAAAGAGCAAGCTCCAGCCGGGATGCATGTGGAACGTGACGTCGGGGTTCTGCGCCCAGACGATCCACCGCTCGGCGAGCGGATGCCACGTCACCTCCAGCCGCGGATCGATGGCGTGGAGCTCGTCGCGAAACGCCTGCGGCCCGAACCGGACGCCGAAGCGATTGGGGCCGAAGTAGTGGAGGCTGCGCGCCGGATCGGTCGGCGCCGGCGCCGCACGCGGGACCGTGATGGTCCCGACGTCGCCCGGCGAGCGCCACGATCCGCCCGAGACCGGCCGGTCGGGCCGATCCTCGGAATAGTGGAGCGGATCGTCGGGGATCTGCACGTCAGTGACTCCCGAAGGCGTACGTGTGCAGTTGTTTGTGTAAATCCTTCTCGGATTTCGCGTTCGCGAGGTGTTTGCCCATCTTCGATCGCGCCTGATTGCGCGACGTCGCGGACATCGGCTCGTAGGACTCGCGGAAGGCGCAGATCGGGCACTCCCAGAAGCCTTTTTCGTCGTTCTCGATGAGATCGGTGTAGACGCGCGGCTTCGGGAGCCCGCGCTGCCACTCGGGGATGTCGATCGTCGTCGTGTCGGGCTGCAGCAGGATCGCCAGCTTCTGGCGGTCGCCGTTGCTGTCGAAATACGACGACACGCGCCCGGCATCACTGCCGACGCCGCCGCGGTGGTAGCGCCCGTAGGAATCCCAGGTACACATGGTCGGATAGCGCGGATAGTTGGGATCGCGCCTGACCTGTTGCTGGTAATTCGTCTCCCACTTCTGCAACTGGTCGAGATACTGCTGCGCGGCGGCCTTCACCGCCTCGAAGCCTGCCCACGTCTGGCCCGTGGCCTGCGCCGCCTGGTCGAGGCGGTACAACTCGTCGAGGGCCGTCAACGCGTTCCGATCGACGCCCTTCGGCACGCCCTGCATCGTCGCCTGCTGCGGCGATTCGCCGAGATGCGCGATCAGCCAGGTGTTGGCCTCGATGCTGTAGAGGACCGGGTCAAAAACCGTGGGCAAGGATTCGAGCACTGCCATACGTGACTCCTACGCGAAGGTGATCCCGCCGCCGCGCACGTTGTAGACATGGGCGTCGGCGACGAGATCGTGATTGGCCGCGGTGCCGGCCGAGCGGGCGACCGCGACCTGGATGGCGATCGTCTGCGGGCCGGTATTGGCGCCGACAACCGCCGCCGCCGTGACGGTGACCGCCGCATTGCCGACGGCGCCGGCGGTCGCGGCGATCGCGGCCTTGGTGCCGACCACGGCTTTCGCCGCCGCGCCGGCCACCCGGCTGACGACGATCGTCCACATGGACACTTCCGCCGCATCGCCGTCGCCGAGGGCACCACAGATCGTCAAATCCAGCCCGCCGGCCGCTTGCACGTTCGGAATGGTCAGCGTACCGATGGTGACCGCGGTCGCATCCGCCAGGCCGTTGATGGCCAGCGTGCGGCGCATGACGGAGAGCGGATCCCCGTCTTTATAGCCACGGGCGTAGCGTTCCAGCTTCGTTTCCCGGCGTCGCGCGACGCCGGTGGGGCGTTGGATGGTGGCCATCGGTTACGACTCCGCGATGTCCTTGATCTGCACGCCGGCGGGCGGGGAATCCGTCAGCAACTGCCCCTGCCAGTACCAGGCGACCTGGAAACTCGCGTTCGGCGTCTGGCGGAAGAACGGGATGTTGTCGAAGATGTCCGAGATCGGGGCCGGGGTCTCGTTTTCGCCGACGCCGAGGAAGAAATGCGATCGGTCGAAGCCGACGATCGTATTGCTCTCGAAGAACGGATCGAAATGGACCGCGACGCCGCTGAATTCGTACGGGCTCTTGCCGTCGCCGTCCGGTCCCGCGCCCTGGGGGCCGGTGCCGCTGCGACCGATGCCGCCGCCGAGCGGTTCGGCGCGCCCCGCGGTGAAGTACGTATCGGCGCGGATGATTTCGTGATAACGCCGCCCGATCGCGAGGTTCATGAACCAGTTGGACAGCTTCGCGCCGACCTTTTCACGCACCTGATCCTCAGCCTGCAGCCACAAATCTTCCGTGAGCGCGCGGGCGACCCCGGCGTTGCTCAGGACCGGCGATTTCCAGAAGTCGTTGCCGGCGACACTGCGATCGAGCCCGCCAATGTTGGCCACCTGCGTGCCGGTATTGCCCGCGTTCCACGCCAACTGCGGATTGACGCTGTTGATCACGCCGAGCAACCCGTTCATGTGCAGTTGCTGCGACGCGGTCATCGTGCTGGCGATGGTGAAGTAGTCGTTCGCGGCGGTGCCGGCGGCGGCGGTGCCGGTCCTGACGGTGCGGCCGACCGCATCGACGGCGGTGACGGTCAGGTTGGCGATCCCGCGCGTGGTGGCGTCATCGGTGTTCGCGATGAGGTCGACCGGCATCCCCGGCTCGACGCGCGGCAGGTAGCGGACGGTCACCGGGTCGGTATTCGACGCGGCGGCCAGGGCGCCGAGCTCGCCGCGGCCCGTGCCGAGGAGATCGGCGTTGAGCAGGCGGAAGATGCGGCGGCGCAGGCCGTCGTCCATCATCTGGATCGCCTGCTGGAAGGCAAACTTGCTGGTGCGCGCGTCCTGAATCAGCTTCCACGACAACTCGTAGATGCCGACGAACTCCTTGAGCGCGTAACTGGCCTCGGTCGTCGCCGGCGAGAGCGCGGTCGGCAGCGTGCCGCCCTGGGTGATGCCGGTCCACGCGCCGGGGTTGCGCGTCAGGATGGGAATCAGGAACTGGCCGCGGCCGCCCATGTCCTTTTTGGTTTTGGCCAGGACATTCCACAGCGGGACTTCCTGGGAGGCGATGTACTGGAGGCGGTCGGCGCCGTAGGTGTAGCGCAGACCCTGGATGACGTCACTCGTCGCGGTAATAGCCATCTGTGGTTCTCACGCGGCGTGCGACGTCCCGGGCGGGCGGATCTCAGGTATTCGGCGCGCCGGCAATCAGCGGGAAGAGGGCATCGGCGAGCTCCGTCGGCGTTTCACTGCCGGGGATCCGCCCTTTCTGGCGCGCAATCTTGAGCGGTTGCTGCGTACGGATCGGCGACGCCTGTCGTGCCGCCGCCGCCCGCTGCTGGTTCTCCTCGTTGACGATCGTCCGCGCATAATCGAGGCGCTGAGCGACGAGTCGTTGGAGTTCCGCCACCGCCTCGGCGTGTGGCACCTGGTCCCAGCCTTGATGCGCGTGATAGACGTCCTCGATGAGCGCGTTCGCCTTTTCGTTGTTGGGCAACTTGAGGTTATTGCGCGCCGCCGAGAACAAGCCCTGCACCTGCGAGACGCGACTTTGGCCCGAGAGCGTGCCATAGCCCTGCTCCATCTGCTGGACGCGCTGCTGCATCAGCCCGAGGGCTTGCTGGTACTGCTGCATCGCGCCGACGATGTGCTTAACGATGGTCGCCTGCGTTTTCCCGTCGACATACGGGAGCGCCTCCAGTTGGGCGTAGAGATCCTGGCCCTGGGGAGACTGCTGGCCAAACCGCGCCGTCACTTCGCGCGCCGCACGCTGCAGGGTGGCTTTCTCGGCTTCGAGCGCCTTCTGTTGCTGCGTGAGTTGCGCGCGATCCTGCTGACGCATGCGCGTCAGATCCGCCTTGGGAACGTAGCCGCCGACAAAATCCTTGTATTTGACGGGGGCCGTCGCGCCCGGGAGCAGAATCTCGGAGTCGTCCGTCAGCGTAATCGGGGTCGACGCGGGGGCGCCGCCGCCGATCGGGGCTGCCGGGCTCGGGGATCCGCCACCAGAGGGCTCGCCGCCCGCCAGGGTTCCATCAGCCATCGTGATCGCCTCGCTTCTCGAATGGATGCCCGAGTGCTGGACCGCCAGAATCGGCGCCGCTCATTCGGTGTGCATCCGCGTTCGCCAGGCGACCCGAATGGCCGCGACTCACCTGGAACGGATGGCTCGCAGCCTGACAGGCGCGCCCTAGGGCACGCAACTTAACTGGTTGGTAAATGCCGCATCAGCGTCATGCGGAGGACGCGCTGCACGCTGACCTTCCGCTCGCGGGCGACGCGCACGGCTTTGGCGTAGAAGGACTGCGGGATCCAGACCGTGATCTGGTGCATCGGGTCGCCGGGGTAGATGACGGGGCGGCCCATCTTGCGCGGTGGCGGCGGCACCGGCTCACTCATGGCGTCACGCGCGCCTCACATGGGGGGCCGCGGGGGGCCAGGCGGCATCCCGGGCGGCGACGGGGGCGGAGGCCCCGCCGGGCCAGGCCCCGGTTGCCCCGGCCCGCCCGCGGCCTGGTGCATGAAGTCACTGAGCATCTGCGGCATCTGCGGCGCGTGCATCTGCTGAAACCGCATCTGCTCCATCGTCTGGTCGACGGTCTCGGCGGCGGCTTTCGCGGCGGCCTGCTGCGTCGCCTGCGCGATGGCGTTCTGCATGGCCCCGGCTTGCCCGGCCGACGCCTGCGCCTGCGCCGCCTGTTGCAGGAACTGATGGTGCGCCGCCCAGCGTTGGTTGAACGCGTCCTGAATCGGCGGCGACGCTTCGAGGAACTCCGTCGTCTTCATCGCCGCCTCGAGCTCGTCGAGCCACGCCGGATGATCGTAGTAGGGCATGACCGGCGGGATCGGCTCGGCTTTCCACAGGCGCGCAATCAGGGCGCGGGCGAGCTTGCGATCCTGGACGACGCGGCTCTCGCGGCCATCGTCGCCAAACTGGAGATCCGCCGCGATCTTGCTGCGATCGAGCTGGCCGGTGCGCGGATCCTGATAGAGGACGGCCAGCGGGCCCTGGAGGCGCTCGCGGATGCGCGCCTCGCGCAGCGCGCGGAGCTCGGGCAGGAGACTGCCGCGCTCGACGGTGACGTTGAAATTGGTCCCGGCGCCGAAGAGTTCTTCCTTGTGAAACTCGTAGACCTCGTCGCGCTGCGTGCGGTCGGTGTAGTGCAGGGTGCGCGAGGGCGGATAGAACTGCTTGACGCGATTGAGGCGCAACTGCTTGGCCCGCGCCAGGCGCTCGCCGAGATGCTCGTAGAGCGGCCCCCACTCGGTGTCGATGATTTCCTGGAGCATCGGCACCGCCATCGGGCCGCGCAGTTGCCCGGGAAACTTGTGCTCCTCAACCAGGTCGGCGCCGCCGGCGAGGTCGTTGAGGAACTTGATCGTCAGGTTGATCGAGTCCATGAACCACGGCGGGAAGAGCGGCGGTTCCTGGCGGCGCACGAGCACGGCACCGTTCTCGCTGACCGCATTCGCGATCGGGCCGGGCGTGTCGGCCGGGATGTCCTTGGCCGCCACACCGGGGCCGAGCAGGAGATTGGCGTAGAGGGTCGCGTTACTCTGCTCGCCCAATTGCGACATGCGCTTGTTGATGAAGCGTTGCGCGGCGAGCAAGTCAGTGAGGAAGTCCGTCGTCCAAAAACTCTTGGTCGGCGGCTCGAAGTGATAGTCCACCAGCGGGATTTCGGGGTACGGGTTGTCGCCGTCCTTGAGGATGCGCTTGCCGGGCACAAAGCACGTCTGGCGGCCACGCGGATAGCGGCGTGTCGCGCACTGATAGCGTTCAATGTAGAGATTCATCGGCGGATCGTTCGGGTCACTCGGGGCGATGAAGTGACTGATGAGATCCGTGAACGCGGTATTGGCGAGACTCAGATCCTGGCCCTGATAGAGGCGGCTGGCGAGCATGCTGCCGTCGGTATCTGGCGTCAGGTCGGCGACGGCTTCCTCGCCGTAATATTCAGTGAGCCACTCCTGCGTCTTGTACCACGCGACATAGACGGCCTGCCCAGGCGGCAGTGACTCGATCGACGTGATGCGCGCATCGATGAACACCTGAAGACCGGAGAGGATCTCGTCGTGGATCTCGCCGGTCGGGACGGCGACCTCGTAGAGTTCAAACGCCTCGTCAGGCTTCCCCGTGGAGACCATCAACTGCT